ACCGGTTCTTTGAATATCGCTGCTTCGGCCTCAACTGTTATTCGGTTAACATCTACTACCACTATATATGTCTACGGATGTTATGCTTCGGCAAGTTCTTGGTATAAGATGTCCGTCATGCAATTGAGCTTATGACGTGTTGCACCACCCTTAAATAAGGTGGTGCATTATCTTTTACTAAAGAAATGTACAAATTGTAAAGAAAATGTAAATAAAAAATTTTTCCACATTATCCTATCTCCTCTCCTATGTGTTAGGGACTATGCCAGTCTTCTGGGGGGGTATAACGATAATGAGTGGAATAACAAGAAATTGAAATGCCTAATCTTTCCTTTAAGACTGGGCCAACGCTGCTTTTCTAATGATATTTTATTTCATTTGAAGGTGTGGTTGGATATAAAATCCTTCGCGGTACAACACACCTCACAAAGCACGGAATCATCATTCATTAAGTCGTCACATGGTGAAATCACTGAAGGTGACGACTTTGAATTTCCGAAGATAGAAGAATTTGACTTGTTCATTTTAGGTTCAATTCGGTACCGTTTGTTACAAAACGAGGATTTCGATGCGCGTGTTATATGTAATTTAATTAGTAATATTCAGGATGATTCTTGTTTTCGAACAATCTATTCTGAATACTATTTTTATTACACAACATTGAATGAAATTTATGAATTGTTGTATTGTATAGAGGCTGATGAAGATGATCGACGTGAAGTTGCGCGTATGTTGAATCAATATACCGTTCTCACGTCCTATTATTTTCTCGAGATCTCAAAAGTCTATGGAGATGTGTATTCACATATAAGTCGTTATACGACTTCCCTTGGGACATTTTATGAAGATATTGCCGGGTTTCGGCCCCAAATTCATATAAGTCCCATAACCCATAGATGTACCCAGCCATGGTGTGCTGTGAGACGATACACTTCGAATATCAACGGAAATAATGGTTCCTATACAAATACTGATGATCATGATACTCCTAAAGAGAAACATGACGCCAGGAAGAGGGAACATAAATCAGCAGCGTTACGTAGAATCCATTCCAAAGCTCCTGCAGACGGAAAACACAAGAAAGTTACTTGCGGCCCCCCCGCGAGCAGTATTGTGGCGCCTGTAGAGCCAACCGCTCCTACCCTTCCCCGTTTGAAACCTGCCTATTTCCATAATGGGCATTTGTTTCTAATTGAGGACAGGAAAATAAAGCGAATAATGGATAAATTCGAATTATATGAAGGCATAAACCTAAACATCTCTCCGGTTAAGCTCCCACCATTTTCTATGTTTGGTCGGGATTTTGCGGCACGAACTGTACAGTTCACACCTGAATTATATAATTATATGAAGCTGTGCTTGCGTGTGCTCCCCAATGAACCACGCAATTACACTGCATGTCATATGTTTATAGTCGATACCTTTTCTTTTTTTGAGGACGCTCAATTAAGTTTAGATACTCTTCAGGTGTTTTGCTTCAAAAATCAGGTTAGTTCAACGCCTCATAATATCACAGGCATTGCAACGGACTTGGGCATACCAATGTCTTGTGGTTCACTCTTTGTTCAACCGACTGAGTTATCAAATGTACCTGGTTGGTACAAATTCAACCGTGCATGGAATATTGAGTCGAGCCATGGGTTCGAGTTTGA